GACAGCATCAGATGCGACACCTGCGGCAACGGCCATCAAGTTGGACGATATTATCGACCTATTGAAATCGGTGGACTCTGCCTATGCCCGTAACGGGCGATTCATGTTCAACCGTGAAACACTGTGGTCGCTTGTCAAGATCAAAGATACCACCGGACGTTACATTTGGCAAGAGGGTGCTAAAGACGGTACACCTCCGACTCTCTTTGGTAAGGGCTATATCCTCAATGATGATGTGGCCAATATCGGTGCGGGTAATGCCTCAATGATGTTCGGGGACTTCTCGAAGTTCAAAATCCGTATGGTCAAGAATTTCCGGGTGATCCGTTTGAACGAACTCTTGGCAGAGTATCTATCCATCGGCTTGTTCGGTTTTGCCCGTGTGGATGGTGTATTGCTTGACGCAGGTACGCATCCGGTGAAAAAACTGGTTCACGCATCGGCATAATGGCAGAGCTTCCCATATCACTGGCGTTGGCAAAGGCTCATCTTCGTGTCGGGGACTCCTCGCACGATGATGAGCTGATCGCTGAAAAGTTAGAGATGGCTTTCGGTGTTGCTGAAGATATAACCAATCGGGATATTCGCACAGCATACACCTCCGAGAGCATTCCTCCAGCAATCAAGGCCGCTATTCTCTTAATTCTGGGAACACTCTACGATAACGAGTCCGACAACATTGTCGGGCGTTCTGTTTCGGAGTTGTCACTTACTGTCGAGAAGTTGCTGCTCCCCTGGCGCATAACACCCTACGGCAATGTTTGATACCCGAATTGAGATACTGGCTTATTCCCAGGAGCGGGATGATTACAACGAACGGACAAATGAGCTTGTTGAGATGGGTGTTTTCTATGCTCAAAAGACAGAAAGCGGCGGACGGGAGAATATTTATGCCAGCCGTATCGTCCACGAAAATGAGGTAGTATTCACAATTCGATATTCTAATAAGATTAAGTCCGGGATGTTTGTACGATTGGACGAACAGCTACTCAAAATCACTTCGGTGCATGAAGAAGGCCGCCGGAAGTATCTACACCTAAAAACCGTCAAGAGCGATGCTGAAGATAAAGGTTAACGGTTACAAGGAGGCCAAAGCGATATTGGATGAGCTGCCTAATAATATGCAGAAGAGGATGTTACTCTCTGCACTCAGAGGTTCTGCCAAACCGATGCTCCAGTCTGCGAAGGGCAAAATGCCTGTCAAAAGCGGTAAACTTAAAAAGATGCTTCGTGTAGTGCGGTTCAAAGATCGCCGAGCCTCCAAATCAGAGGTGTCGGTTGCGGTAAAACCTGTCTTTGAGCGAACTAAAAAGAAAGGTGCGATCAACCAATACTACGGCAAGTTTATCCACGAGGGAACATCGGATGTTCGCAAATCTCGCAAAGGGAAGATGCTCGTGTTTGAAAATCAGCAAGGACAGAAGGTATTCGTCAGGCAGACCAAGGGGATTAAACCAAGTCCGTTTCTGGAACAAGCCTATCGGGAGAGTAATGAACGCACGGTTGCCATCTTCGGAGATGAACTCGCTACGGCAGTTGAAAAATTTGTAACAAAGAATTTTAAACCCATCAAATGACAGATTTCAAAACAGCACTCATTGCTCTGTTGGAGCAGGAAGTTCCGGAACTAATGGATAAGATACAAGCCGGAGCGGTTGATGCCGAAACGCCTGTGCCTTATGCGGCATATTCCACGCCGGAGGAGGTTCCGATCCGCACCATACACGGCATAGCCGGATACACAACCACTTTTGATGTCTCGGTCTACCATTCCAAAATGTCGGAGGTAGAAAAACTCAAGCACAAAGTAATTAAGGCGTTGGAGGGAGCGGAGCTCAACAGCAAACGCAGCTACTATAAATCGGGCGAGTATGGATTTTATCCCGATTATAATATTCACGGTTATACACTCACATTCAGAATCATATAAATATGGAAAAGAAAGTAATACAGGGCGAAGACATCATTTTGTTGGTGGATGAAAAGACCACGCTTCACGCCACCACACATACACTCAAAGTGGACTTGGAGTTGAAAGAACTACGCACCAAAGATACCAACGGCAAGGAAAAATCTCCGGGCGATATATCCTGGTCGGTCGATGGTGACGGGTTGGTGGTGATTGATGATAGTGTTGAAAACACTCACTCCTCAGAGGATATTCTCGGTATCGTACTGAGTAAAAAGATTGTCGATGTGGTGATCAAATCTCCTATGGGCGGACTAACGAAAACCTATTCAGGCAAGGCGTTTATCACATCATTCTCACTTGGCGCACCAGCCGGAGACAACGCCACATACAGCTATTCGCTCACAGGTAGCGGCAACCTTACTCCAACCCCTAAAACACCGCAGGCATGAAAGAGATTATCGCAAACGGCAAAGCCCTGCCGATCCATTTCGGGTTAAAGGCCATCAACGAATTCACCAAACTTCAGAACGGTGATTTCCACGATACAGTAACCACAACCAACTCACTCGGCAACTTGGATTCCATTGTAACTCTCGCTGTTTCGGGGCTTAACGAGGGAGCGAGACGATCCAAGTCGGATATTCGCTATACCGAAGATGAGGTATGGGATCTGTTTGATGAGAACCCGAAACTCATTCTTGAGATCTCCGAAATATTTATGGAAGCGGTAATTCCGCTGACGGATAAGTTGGGTGAATTGGGAAACGCCCAGCCGACAGCAACGGAGAGCAAGAACGAGTAACCTATGAAAAATGGTTTGCCGTTGCTGTCGGGCAGATGGGGTTACGCCCCGATGATTTCAATGCACTGACTCCTGCCGAGTTTATCTATGCGTGGTTCGGGTGGAGCGAGCAGCAGCAGAGTCTTAACAAACAGGCGTGGGAACGAGAACGTTGGGCGGTGTGGATTACCACCTGCATTCAACTCGACACAAAAGATCGCCTGCCCATGACGCAGATGTTTCCTCTGCCATGGGAGGAGAACTTGGATGTTCCACAGGAACTAACAATGGAAGAGAGAAAAGAGAGAATAAATCAGATATTAAGTAATAGATGAGTCGAAGAATAGCCGACCTGCTGATCAAGATTGGTGCGGATTCGTATGAGTTCCAACAAAAGGTGCAGCAGGTTGAGAAAGGATTGGGATCACTGACCAAACGGTTGGACAAGGTCGGTAAGGAGATGTCGCTCAAAGTGACAGCTCCTCTTGCCGCTTTGGGGGCGGTCTCACTCTCTCTTGCCGACACTCAAGCTAAAGCGGAAGCCAAGGTACAGCAGGCGATCAAATCGACCTCCGGTGCGGCAAAACTATCTTTTGACCAACTCAAAGCATTTGCCTCTCAGTTGCAGGGCAAGACCATCTTTGGAGACGAGACAATTTTGAATGACTCCACCGCACAGTTATTAACCTTTACCAATATTGCAGGTGAGAACTTTAAACGGACACAGGCGGTGGCTCTCGACCTGGCAACAGTATTAGACGGAGACTTAAAATCGGCATCCATTCAGTTGGGTAAGGCGTTAAATGATCCGGTTAAAAACCTATCGGCACTCTCTCGAAGCGGTATTCAGTTCTCGGAAGAACAGAAGAATCTGATCGACTCGCTTGCCAAGACCAATCGTCTGGCAGAAGCTCAGACTGTTATCTTGACTGAATTGGAGCGACAATACGGCGGTCAAGCAGAGGCGGCGGCCAAAGTGGGACTCGGAGCTTTGCAACAACTCAAGAATTCTTGGGGAGATTTCTTGGAACAGATCGGTGCTACGATGATGCCTGTGGTTAATAAAGTAGCCGGAGCATTGTCGCAGGTGGTAGCGGTTCTTCAGAACATGAATCCGCAGATGCGTGAAACGATTGTGGTCATCGCAGGTATTGCTGCCGCTATCGGGCCGTTGGCACTCGGCATTGGGGGTATTATCCGTATGCTCCCGATGCTCTCAGCAGGATTTACAGCCTTGCTCTCTCCGGTAGGGTTGGCAGTAGCTGCTGTGTTGGCGCTTGGTGCGGCATTCTTTTATGCCCATCAGCGTAAGAAGGAGATGCTAAACGAAATGACCGAGAAGTTCGAGGGACTCTCCATCGGTACTCTCGAAAAACGGCTCAAAGAAAACAAGCGTCTCCAGGAGGTAAACGAGCGAGAATCTCCGTGGCAAGGCAACTCTCCAATTTCCAAACTGACCTACGCCTTGGATAAAGGCAAGCGCAGGGATAATCTCAAAATGGAGGAGGAAGCCTTGACGGAAGCGATCCGCAGGAATACGCAAGCCTATGAGGAACGGCAGCGTGTCGAGGCGGAGTCAAAAAAGATTGCCGATGATATGGCCAATGCCCTCAAGGGTGTCAATACCGAAACCACTCGTGGCACAGGACTTATCGCCGATCTGCAAAACAAGATTGAAGATTTAGAAAAGAAAAAGCTACTCCCGAATGCCACCGTAGAGGACATTGCTGCCGCCAATGCCGAGATAGGGAAACTGAAAACGGAACTGTCGAATCTGCAAAATATTACTCCCGAACAACTCAACCGCAAACCGCTTGAACCGATAGCTCCAACCGGAGTATCGCTGATAATGCCTAAGTTGGAGGTTAAACTACCCGATCTCAAACCGATCATTACCAAGGCACAGCAACAGATGATGGAGATCCGCAGGACGGTAACCGAGGGTATTTATGGCTGGGCAGAAGCAACAAGTTCGGGATTGCAATCTTCCATTATGGAGACCGAAGCCATTGTCGGTAAATATACAGAGGCTCTGGTGGCCAAAGGATGGAAGTTTTCAGAGGCTCTTACCTTTGTGTCGGATAAGGTAAGCGAGGTGATGAAAGGTTTTGATGAATCGCTGAGTAATTTTATTGCAGGGAGCATCGAAGCAGCTGCTGAAGCCATTGGGCAGATCATTGCCGGAGATTTGGGTTTTGATGGATTGATGAAGACAATCCTTTTACAGCTGGCAAGTTTTCTCAAGCAGATCGGAGCGCAGCTGATAGAGTTTGGTGTGATGATTATTGCTTTTAAGATGGCTCTCAAGTCGGTGCTTGCCAATCCGTGGGCAGCCATCGCCATCGGAGCGGCAATGGTGGCCGCTGCTGCGGTGATGACGGCACTCATCAACAAAAACGCTCAGAAGAATGCCCCGAAACTTGCCAAGGGTGGTCTTGCCTACGGTCCGACTTATGCTATGGTGGGCGATAATCCAAATGCGAGTATTGACCCCGAAGTGATTGCTCCGCTATCCAAGTTGCAGGGCATGATGGCAGGCGGTGGTTCCCAGAATATACAAATCGCCCTCAGCGGTCAATTGACGGCCAAGGGCAGAGATTTGGTATATGTTCTCGGTAAAGAGAATTTTAAGATTGATGTGTTGGGTGGGTAACTATATGTTCTTTGAAACGATAGCACACAATTGCTTAACACGTTGGATAAATTCCGCATTAGAGGCTAAGGTCTCAGTGGTTGTTCCTTGAATCTTTGAGATCCGTTCAATATGCAGGCACTCTGAAACAGCAACTAACTCTGTTAAAGTAGAGTAATTCCCTCTTTCTCGAAGACGCTTAGAAACAATTGCAAATACAATTTTTCCATTAAAAATGATTTGGACTGTTTCAATAATGAAAGTAATGGAATATCCCTGTTCGGTAGGAGCACCTGCGCAAACAAGAATTAATACACCATTGACTTCAACGACATAAGTGCCATTGTGAGGCTTAGTCGAATTATCAACCTTTTCCTTTGTTCTTGTTTTAAGATCAATGGCATAAACATTTTGCGGCTTCAGTTGCTCAATGATACTCCCAACGGTAGACGACTTGCCTGAGTCGCAAGCCCCAATTATTACAATGTGTTTCATAATCAATATTTTTTATTCATAAATATATCTGTGACAAAGTTTCTGCAAAGTTAATACATCTCTACTTAATATCACGCATCTATTTGATAAAGAAATGAGTGGAGTACGCATTAAAGACCTACAAAGTGCCAAGTCGGTAATCGAACACGGATTCGATCAGTTCGAGTTTGTGGTGGATTCGCCCGTTCCTGACGCTACGCTCAAAGTGTCGGGTGCGGAACTGAAAAAGGCTATTGGAACGGAGAAACATATCCATCCGTTGGAGGAGGTAGATGGTCTGCCGGGTGAGTTGGAAAAGAAGTTCGACAGAGCCGGAGGTACAATCACCGGAGATCTGCGTGTGGAGGGTAATGCCCGGATGAAGAACCTGAGCATTGATGAATACCTCGAAGTGCCGGAACTCAAATACAACCGTATCACCGCCACCGGAAACGAATTTTGGGTGACCGATGCCGGAGTGATTGATGATGCGTGGGAGGATGGAGACGGTATATTTCTGATTACGCTCAAGGAGAAACCGGGTGAAGTAACCATCAACTTCCAATATAAAGATATTCTAAGAGGCATTTTTTATACGCAGGACGAGGACGGAAACCCAACCGGATTCAAAACCGCCTATTTTGAGGTGACGGGCATTATTGACGAGACTCAATTCGACTGTATTCCGCTGAACGGCATTGCTCCGGAGCGGTTTATGACATTGGCTCGCCAGGGCAATAAAACCAATCCCAAGCGACAAGGCTCCATCTACCTCGATGGCCTGCATAAGTTTATCCGTGTTATCGACCAGGTTTCGAGTGAGAAAATTGAGCAGAAAAATATCAAAGTTCAGTTGGGCGATCTTTCGGAAATCAATCATCCCGTGTTCGGGCAGTTGCAAGGCTATGGGGCATTATTGGAAAATGCCTATATCTGCGGACGGCTTATTCAGCGTAATCCGGATACCGGAGAGGATTGGATTGTAGGTGCGGTTTCGGTGCAGGGAGAACAGGTATTCCGATATAAAGACAACATTCCCGAACCTACGACTATTACACTTACAGCTATTGAACTCGGCATCACTTCTCCAGAAGATGCAAGGGAATGGCAATTCAAGAACGGTGCGGAATGGGTAACAATTCCCGACAGCCAATCACTCACGTTTGAATTATCTCCCGATGCTGAGATATGGCGGGATAAACGAACGCTCACACTACGTTACCTTGCCTGCAGAGTCTATTACGACATTATCACCATCACCAAAGTGTTTGATGGCGAAGATGCCTATCAAGTGCAAGTGGTCTCCTCCAATGGGTCGAGCTTTATCAACAGCGACATTGCCACGATGCTCCGTGCAAAGGTATTTAAAGGCGTTCGGGAGATTACCGATACGCTTCCCGACAATGCTTTCTATTGGTTTCGGGTATCGAATAACCCTGAAGGTGATGTCGTTTGGAATCAACTGCACGAAGGGGTCGGACGGACAATCGTAATCAGCGATGAGGATGTTTACCGCAAGGCGATATTTGAATGTGAAGTGAATATTAACGATTAAAATAATGAAGAATGAAAAACTATCTTTTCACCTCTGAGTCCGTATCGGCAGGACATCCCGATAAAGTAGCCGACCAAATATCTGACGCGATCCTTGACGAATTCTTGCGTCAAGATTCCAATTCTAAAGTAGCCTGCGAAACGCTATGCACTACCGGATTGGTAGTAGTTGCCGGAGAGGTCAAATCCAATGCCTATGTGGATATTCAGCAGACAGTCCGAAGAACAATTACCAAGATCGGCTACACTCATGCCGAGTATGGATTTGAAGCAAATTCGTGCGGAGTGCTGTCGGCCATTCATGAGCAATCACCGAATATTCGGCAGGGAGTAGAGCAAGAAGATCAAGGTGCAGGCGACCAGGGTATCATGTTCGGCTATGCCGTCAACGAGACCAAAGAGTTGATGCCTGCCACACTTGCTTTGTCGCATTTACTATTACAGGAGCTGGATGCTATCCGCCAAGAAGGTAATGTAATGAACTATCTGCGCCCCGATGCCAAAAGTCAGGTAACCATTCAATATAACGAGTATGACAAGCCACTACGCATAGATACGATTGTAATTTCCACGCAACATGATGATACTGTTTCAGCATACGATATTCTGCAAGATATTTCGGAACACTTGATTCCGAGAGTCAAAGCAAAAGATCCGCAA